TGCTTGATCGTTTACTATGTTTTCTTTTTTAAGATCGCGTATAGTGCTACCGTACAGAGCAAAATGCACTGCGTCAGCAATAGTGGACTTTCCAACGCCATTCGCTCTATCAGCTTTATCATAGTTTTTACCTGTTATGATATTTAGGCCAGGCTTAAAGTCAACCTCTACTGGTCTTTTACCAATAGATAAGAAGTTAGACACCTTGAGGTGTTTAAAATAAACATAACGCATTCAGTTATTATAACTGCTTTATACAGAAAGCCAAGGCCAGGTTTTGATTTCTTTCAACAAAACATCTTTTGTCATGTTTGCAATTCTATTGTATTCTTGCGTGTTTTTTGTATAAAAAGGGTTAGATTCACTACTATCATTGTTTCTACTGTGATTTATATGATATAGTGGTCCATTTACACGTCCTGGTCTGTAACCAAGTGCAAGAAACCTTCTCATTCTTTCCCAATCTTCTGCACCCCAGGATATAAAGTTTTCATTCTCCATACCACCGGCAATAAACACGTCCTTATTCCAAATAACTGCTCCACCTACAGAGTTGTTTCCGAAGTTCGGGTACTTGGTCGGATCAAGTCCGTCTACATTATATTCATTATTTAGAGCATCTTTAGGTATATTAACAAATAAACCACTATAAGGGTAGCAATAATCTACTTCATTCTTTCTCAAAAGATTGACTGCTTTTACAACTTGTTTAACCGGAAATAGAACATCACAATCATAATTAGAGACAAACTTAGTCTGTGCTATACGAGCCATCTTGTTAAGATAACGTGTGCGATGAAACGGGCCGTTATTTTCTTCAAAAGCATGCATCACGCCATGTTTGTTTTCAAATAATTGTTTAGGTCCGCTTTCATAAACAATAACGTTTGTGTCAAAATTAGTTAATAGATAGTTAATAGTATAATCAATATTAAACTTTCTATCTTCACTATCTATTCTTACCGGTAAGGTAAATGTAACGTCTTTTAGGTCTATTTTCATATTAGTTTGCATATTTCCACATACCAGATAAAAAGTGATGTATGTTCCTATCTCTTAAAAGATATAACTGACAGGGTATCTTTTTAATCTGTATGTTTTTAGTTTTTAACATGTGTGTTATTAGTTCTTCTCCGGATGTTATTTTAACACCGATTTTAAAATAATTAACTATGTTATCGTATATTTCTCCGTATAATTTAATATTATCTGAAGTAGAAAAATTAAGCCAGTCAGAAATTACAGCAGGATTAGCACAAACATTTGGAGAAAACACGCCTTCACTTAAGTTAAACTGTTCAATGTCAAGTTTTGATTCTAAACCTATATCAAAACGTGTTCTAATGATAGCGTCATATTTAAAGTTATTTGCTTGCTCATACTCTGATAAAAGTCTTAAACTCTCTTTCATTGAGTAGAACATACTAAAGTGTATAAACGCTTCTTTACTGCATTCCTTTACGTTTGACGGAACGACATTCTTTTGTGGTTCTACAATAATGCCTTTAGGTTCATAAAGGTAACAATCTTTATTAAGAGGTCCTTCCCAAGTATGTATAAAAACATCGTAGTTATTGAAGTCGACAAGATTGTCTTGAAGTGTCTTTAGACCTTCAATTATAAATCTACTTTGACCGGAAAATGAAATAGCTTTTCTCATTTAACTACGTCGTACTTATCAGACGGTATGGAAGGCCATTTCACAACAATTAAATCCACATCATTAATAACAACTACATCCGATACTTCATTAGGATGATAAACAAACATATCACCCTTTGCATACACCTTACCTGCTATTTGTACTGCACCCTTAACAATATAGGTAACTTCAGTAGCAATTTTATGTGTATGCAATGGACCTTTATAACCTGCTGGGTGTGTGTGATGAGCTACTTCAAAGAAGCAATTCTTAAACACAGAAGGGTTAAAGTCTCCTATAAACCACCCGCCTTTAAAATCTTTAATATTATAGACGTCCATAACTGTTTTCTATTTTTTGAATACGTGCACAATGTCTACCACCCTCAAACGTAGTATTTTTAAGTATATTAATATATACAGCCAATTTAACCATATCAGTTATACGCGCGGGTATAGAGAAAAAATTACAGCAATTATGCTTAATTGAGTTTTCTGCGCTTACATCATCATAGATTAGTGCAGATCTTATACCATCGGTTTTATTTGCCGCCATATTGACAGCCTGACCGGTATAACAGAAACCTATACCATGCGTACAGGTACCATTTTTAATAAATGTTATTGCTTGAGATATGTAGTCAAATTGATCACAATCTTTGTCTGTAAAACAGCCTAAATCTACGTACTCATATCCATATTCTTCAAGAATAGTTTTACATTGTTCTTTAAGCTCAAAACCGCTGTGATCGCTTGCTAAAGCAATTTTACCCTTACCAAAATGATTTAATACTCGTGTAGTAAAGAACTTATACTCTTCAGGTGTACCCATAATGAACATTTTATCTACATCCTTTATAGTTACTTTTAGCCCATCTTCAATCATTAAATTGTAAAGCGGGGTAATATAAAACTCGTTACGTGTACGCAAATTCATTTAATCATTTTTTCTGCATACTTTACAAGTGCTTTGCCTGTTTTGAAGCCGTAAACACCTACGCAAGCATTATTACTAACGACCTCTTTTTCTGCAGTTAATAATGCATTACCGTCTGCATCCGTCTTAATATAACTGTAAGCAGGGTTGTTACTCTTAAATGTTAATACATTACCGTCTTCTTGTAAGTCATAAGGCTTAAATACGGGGTTAAAATGCACGTCTACTGTATAGATAAAAAGAGGTAGTTTATTATTAATATATTCTTTAGCTAACAAACAAGTAGATACACTACCATCTGTAACCTTATCAATAACGACTATTTGAATGTCGTTACCGAACTTTTTACGGAATATTTCATCAACACCAAAATTATTAATGTGATCCTGTCTTAAACAGAAAATTAAATTACATTCTGAAGTATCTATAGAGCTTAGAGCCCAATCAATAAGATGCTTATCATAAGCTGTAATCATGTACTTTGGTACAACGAAACCTTCATCTACGAAGCGTTGTCCACGACCAGCAAGAGGTACTAAAAGGTTATACTTTTTCATTTTTAAAGTGTTTGGTAAGCTCGTTATGAGCGTTCTGTATTACCTTAGGAAGACCTTTTGCACTATCAAGCATTCCTGCTAATATATATGCAGCAAATTTGTCTCCTGCTCCAAGTACATTGACATCTGGAACAAGCTCTGCTTCAAAGTGTACTTTTGCACCAGACTTAGAATATAGTGTACTACCATTAGAGCTATGCAATAAAACATCACCCCTTACTGACTTGCAAAGGTTAGATATATCGAGATAGTGTGAATCTTCATCTGATATTAAAAGAAGATCTATGTATTTTAAGCATGAATCATATACATTTAAAGGTGTTCCGTTGCAAGTATCAGCTACATTAACACCCTTTAAATTCGATATAAAACTTTTATCGTGTAACTCGTTTAAATACATTATATGATTAATTTTAGTAGAATGTATACGAGGTAGTTGAGTTTTTAAGGATAAATGGGATATACTCGTGCGTTTACACTGTTTAACATCTATTAGTATTAATGATTCACCTATGTCCGTAGGTTCCACTTTAACTTTGATATTTGAATCAATTAATTTAAGCTGGTTCCAAACATTACCAATACACCCTACTGAAGATCTATTTTTAAAACCTTCGTATATGTTGTCGTAGCTTAAATGGCCGTAAAGTGTTATATCAAAACTTTTCATTACGATCCCATTTAATTAATACATCTAAAGTTGGTTCAAAAACCTTACCCTTTAACAAAAAGTATTCAAACAGTTTAACAATTACCCCATTACCCCCGTTAGCTTTAAGTTCGGTAGCAACACGCTTAACACTATCAGGTGAGTCAGAAGGACAGAAACTATAACCCACTTGTTTCATTATGTTGATATCAAACACGTCGTCCCCAACATACACCATATCTACACTATCCACGTTATACTTCTTTTTAAACTCTGGTATATAGGTTGCTTTATCAACCATACCACCAGAATCTCTATTATTATAAAATTCTATACCTCTATTGTTTGCTACTGCTTCATTTACGTTTGTATCGCCGGATAAGAACACTACATCCCACCCATTGGCTTTAAATTGCTTAATTGCAGTAAAATCTCTATCATTAAAGGTTTTGTATATACCTTTACCAGTATTATCGTAATACTTTTTACCATCTGTTAAGATACCATCAACGTCTAAGATTAGCAACATATTCTTTATAATAATATATGTTATCAGAACAAATTCCAGCAAAATCTACTAAATGATCGATTGAGAATTTCCACCGTGGGTCTTCTGGCATAACACAAATTGCGCCGTGATAGGATTTACCGTACGTAGGGCTTAACCAAATATAGTGCTTAGACGTTAAGGTGCAATCATCTTTATCAATATAAAAACAATTTAATGCTATTTTATCTTTTAATACGTCTAACGCTTCTATATTTTTACAATGTATCCAGAGTCCTTTTTTATACAAGAACTCAATATCGACTTTATATTGAGGTACGTCGTGTCCAAGATAAAAATTATCATCTACAAACCAAACATCAATTTCTACATCAAAACCATGATCTAAACAATACTGTACCTGTTCTGGTTTATTTTCTTTATCAGATTTACCGTTTAAATTACCGCGATGGCAAATCCAGTATACTTTATTTAAATTTTTTGCGGTCATCGAGTTCTGGTTTGTTTTGCTGCGTCCACATAGCCCCCATTATATTCCATACTACAGCAGATAGGTGATCTTCATCTTCTTCACCCATCCACCATTTGAGTAAGTGGCGTTGTGCACTATCATAAAACACAGAGGTAGTCATACCATGTTTCCAATTATCAAACCCGTACTTTTCACCACCCTTGCGGTAATGGTCCATGACCCTTACAAGTTCCTGAGTGGGTATTAAACTCATTCTCGGTTTACCTGCATCGGTATCTCTTTGTGCACCAGTATCAAATTGTCTTTTCATTTTGTAATATATTGTTATATATCCAATCTTCAGATAAAATGTAATTTTGTGCTAAGTCAAAATTTTCCTTTATTACAGCTTTTTTACTATCATAATATTCCGGTGTACATAATTTAAGCTTTTCTTTTAAATCATATAAATCGTTAAAGATAATAAAACCATCTGTATTAAAAAAATTACCTATCGACGGACAGCCCCAGTATATAGGAATTGCTCCGGTCATCAAGGTATCAATTAGCTTTTCTGTAAAATAAAAATCTCTTCTACAGTTTTCAATTGCAAAGTGGTATCTATAATCAGCTAAACCTTCTACCTTATGCATTGTATTTTTTACAAACTGCTTGTATCGTGGACCAAAAGCATCTATCTTGTCTCCAGCAGCAGCTATAATTTGATGTCTCAGTTGATGACCAGGTAATTGGTTTTTACTGGATGCAATGATTGAAAACATTTTAGTTTTATCGTAAATTTTTCTCTCATCCACCTCTAACCAGCAACCACCTACAGGGTACCACTTTGCATTAGGTAAATTTAAAAACTCTTTATCGTGCGTCCAGATTTCTTTATATCTGTTTGCATTTTGTCGCACATAAGCATAAGGTGCAGGATTAATGTCGTGTGGTTCTAATAACCAGGCAATATTACCTTTATCTAATTGATAATCAGTACATATAACATCGGTTCCTGAGGGTGCTTCGTTACGATTCCATATTATGTGCTTTGAAAAACTGACCGGTGGTGTTGGGTTATTGCTAAATGCACAATGACCGAAATTAGAGTCTTTTATGTATAATTCTTTTTTCATATTTTTAACCAGCCTTTTACCTGTAAATCTTTACCGTCTGATGGACCATCACTACCAAACCAAAGTTTAGGCATAACGACAATTTTATTATCGTTATTATTAAGCCATGCACCCCACCATGAATAAGAAGAATTAGTAATAATATTATGATTGCATAAAGTCATCATAATAAAATCATCTATATCGCTTCTACCTTTCATAAAAAGAACCTTTTTACCGGTTTGATTAAACAGATTGACATTAGCTCTACACCAATCAATATCATCTGAAAATACTATATATGTATTAACATTAGTACGGCTCTCTATTTCTTTTTGAGCGTTTACCCAATAATCTGCAGGTTGTTGAATGTGTATATTAGGGTATTTTAGATAATCGCCACGGCGTACATGTATAGAACACGTATCACCTAAATTTGCTTGTAATAGTGCTTCTTTAACCGGTGCTACATACTCGTCTTTAAACGTAAAGTATTTACGAATGGCTTCTATAGCTTGAGGTGTATTAAAGTATTTATCACTCTGAAAATAACCTTCAAGATATGTAAAATTAGTCTTTGATAGTGTTACAGGTGAATAATCAAAGCCTTGTTCTTTTACTACCTCACCTGGCCCAGGCGCTAAACCCGGTAACGCCTCTTTAAAGTAACGATTATTTTTCCATTCTGCAAAACCATATTTTAAATCACTACTAATAGCAATACCAATGGTGCTGGCGATCAAAAATAATTGATTACCAAATCTACCACCTTTACCGTCTACAATACCGAAATGAGTTACTTGCATTTGTAAATATTTTTAAGTTTTTCTAAAACCGTTTCTAAAGGAGTGTCTTGGTTTTCTACAGCTGAAACCCCGTGTAATTTTCTATAATAATCAGCACCTTTTCTCATATTATCAGTCCATTTTTCAGTGTGGGTAATAGAACTATTTTGAATAGAACCAGGTATCTCTGTTAACATATCATCACTACCCTCAACATCAGGAAACCACCAAAACGCAGGTAAAAAGCCTTTTTTAATACCTCTTTGACATAGCTCTACATGTTCCCAGGCGTTTTTAAAATACTCATCATGTGTACCAACTTCCTTAATATACTTCGGGTTAAAATAAGAAAAAGCCCCAACACTATGCATATTAAGAGCAACTTTAACGTTGTTTGGGTACTCTACTATATAGCGAGGGTTTGGCTTACTATAATCTGTTGTTCTATTAGCTGGCCCATGATAACCGAAATTTAAGTGCGTAATACCAGTAGCATTAGCTGTATCAATGTACTTTTGCCAAACATCTGATGTTTTAATTATGATATCATTTTCAATTAAAAATAAATGCTCACACCCTCTATTAAGTAAAGTACGAATTGCATTGTTTTTAGCTACACCTACAGTCTGATAAGGTGGTCTATTATTCATTATCTCGATACCTTCAGGTAGTGTACCGTCTGGTATCTTAATACCATCATTAATTAAAATGATATCAGTTAATGGACCTTTATTTGCAAGAATACTTGCAACACACTGTTTAGTGTATTCCAATCTATCACATGCTATTACTGCTGCTCCTATTTTCATGTTATTGTAAGTGCTCTATGATATACATCAGTTACGTAATTTTTCACTTTTTCTTTATGATTAATATCTAATATATCGATAAACTCTGATATTGAATTTTCTATACTAATATTAAAATCTTTAGTGTTTGCTTCTTCTATATTAAGTTTGCTCGATTCAGTATAGTCATACTCAATTGTAAACTCTACTGGTTTAATAGAAACAAGCTTTCTAACAATAGTATCTACAACATCTGGTTTAAGATGTGTATCTATATAGAACTTAACAATATTATTACGTATAAAGCCTTTAAGCGATTCAGCAGTATAGGTACCGTTTGCAATATCTGAATATCTTATTTTATTGTAACGAGGTGAAATAGTGTTTTCAATAAATGTATAGCTTAAGTCAGTTAAGTCTAATATATACAAACCTTTATTAGTACCATAATCACCCCAATCCTGTTGATATGGTGCACCAACATAAAGAATAGTACCGTCTTTGTATTTGCGTTCTTCTCTATGATGGAAATGACCTGTAATTGTAAGAGGTGCACGATCAGTTAAGTCAGAAGCTTTAAGTCCGTTTGTACATACCTTAAACGAATTCATTTTAAAGCTATTAACTTCAAAATGCCCTACAATTAAGTCACACTTAGGTACTTCGTTAATATCTTGACCCCAAGGACAAAAAGCTATTTTCTTTCCTTGGAGCGTCTCGACAGTAAGAGTATCAACAACAGTAATATTGCTCCAACCACGAAGAATGGATACGGAATTAACAGTAGAATTATCACGGTAATAAGCATCGTGGTTGCCCACGGTAATAATGATATTAAAATCACGCAATACATCAAAAATGTCAGTAGCCACGTGAAGAGTATTAACAGCAATGTCATTACGATCATGAAATATGTCTCCAGGAATTATAATATCTTTTATACCGCGTTGTTTGAACTGATCAGCAGCCCATATAGCATGATCCAAAGCAATTTTATGCCATATTTCACTATTACGGTGAACACCATAATGAGGATCTGAAAATATACCGACTTCTGTACCTTTAATCTGCATGTTTATTATTTGGGTTAACCGGATCATCAACACCTACACCAGGTCCAATGATACTATACACTTCTTCTTGATATGCAGCTAAAGTATCGCGTTGACGTTTTTCTTTCTTAATACGCGACCTCCAGCAGTTAAACGAAATTGAATTAAAGTATGAAAACGGGTTACTACCTTTGTCAAAATTGTATTTTTTATCTTTTAATGCATTGAACATATTAATTAGGGAGTCTCCGATAGCGTCTTCTTTAAATGTATAATTGATGAAATTAGATGCATGTGCAAGCCCATAAGCAATGTTTTTAATCATCATTGCTAATTCATTAGTAATAATGTTGGTTTCATAATATTTGCGTAGTTCAGCCGTAAAATCAGCTGGACTTACATAATAAACCTTTTTAGCTTTAGCAGACTCGCTTAACGGCTTTTTAGGCTTAGGCGGGGCTTCAGCTTTCGGTAATTGTTTTTTCGGTAATTTTGATTTGTTCAAGGGCATAAAATTCTTTTCGTTTTTCGTAATGTTTACCACCATAGATAAGTTCGTCTACAATGTCAATAATAGTGAGAATGTCTTTATTCTCATGAACACGTAAACCACGACCAATAGACTGTAAGGTCTTGATCTTAGACTTACCTCCAGCAGCAAACATAATATAATGTATGTTTTTTATAGAAATTCCAGTAGAAAATATCTTACTAATAGCAATACATACAACATTGTTGTGTTGCTCCATTAAGTCTTGTACCTTTTTGCGGTCTTCTACTTCTACACTACCCTGTATAAAGAATACTTGTTTGTCTTTGAGGGTAGATAGGGTGTCGTACATTTTTTCACCGTGAGCAATATGATCCACTAACACCAAGCAATTGTTTGTTAGTTTACTTATCATACGTTCAATAAGCGAGTATCTAAAATTGTTGTTATGTATGAAATCTAATTCAGTTAAATAACGTTGAGACGCTGCAACTGCAGTATAGTCAGGTTTCATTCCATATTCTACATGTAATGCAATTGCTTGTGCATTAGCAATATATTCCCCCCCTGCTGCTTCTCTTAATTCTGTAGTAGTCTTTTTAAATATGACCGGACCGATATAATTGTTAATGTTCCACTTGTCTATATCGTTCTCTGGTAATGTACCTGTAAAACCAATACGTCTCAAAGTAGGAACCTTGTCAAGTAATTTACACACCTTGTTACCTCTACGTAACTTATGACATTCATCTACTACTAATAACCCTACTTTGTTAAACCACGTAATATCCGAAGATTTACTTTGTAAAATACCCATATTAGCGATAATAACCCGTGCGTTAGGGTTTAACTCACTATCACCAGTCCACTTACTCACTATTTCCATAGGAAAATTATAAGAAGTAAAGTCCTTAAATGTTTGAGCTACTAATCCTAAGTCTGGAACCACTATTAGTATTTTTTCAGTAGGTTCTATTTGGTGTAGTGCAGCATATACTAAGTTAGCAATGATTAACGTTTTACCACCACCGGTTGCTAACTCTACAACACCATAACCACTATCTAAAGCTTTAGTAACAGCAGTCTCCTGATAATCTCTAAGCTTAAACTCGCTGTTTAATGTTTTAAAATTATTAGGCTTAAGTATATGAGTACGTATTACAACATCCTTATACTCTTGATTAAGTTTAATCTCAAACGGTATAGTTTGAGAGTTAAGGTAATCTATAATACCTGGAACCAAACCAACACCACAATACCCTGCATTAGTAATAGCGTATGTACGCTGAGGTAAAAATCGCTGATAACGATTAAACCTGGCACCCGGGTTCTTTACACTAAAATGTTCCTTAATATTGTTAAGGAATTCCGAAACAATCTTTACTTCTTTACGCTTAGGGTCATATTGAAATTCTACTACCATTACGTTGTTTCAAGTTTTTGCAAATCGATTACGTTTTTACAATCGTAGGTTAACGAGCTGGTTAGTTTTTCTACCTTTTCAAGATATTCAATAATACCCTCTAACTTGTCAATAAATTCTTGTAGTTGTGTAATTTCAGGGTTATTTTGAGTTAACTGATCAAGTGCAGTTTTACTCATAGAAATTGGACTTGCATTAGCAGCACTCTTAATTTTTTCTTTCTTTATTGATTGAAATCTACGTAATTGTGCTTTATGCTGCATCATACGTGCTACCCACTTGTGCTTAATGGTAGGTACCATCATAGCTTTATCTTTAAGAGATAGTTCATCTACCTGTATATCCTGAACAATTTCAGTTTGGTAGTTAGTAAATAGTGTATCTAAATCTGGTAAGTCCATAATTAACAACATAAGTATAACATATAATACAAATTAATCAACGTGAAAAAATTTAACAAAAAATTCGAGCAACTTATGGAAGATATGGGAGCTGGTGTTCCAGCTGGTTCAGGTGTTACAACCAGTTCAGCAGGTATAGGTAGTACAAGTGCTGCTAATGGAGTACCGATCGGGCAAAGCAGCGATAAAATATATGCTCCAGGTGATGCACGTAATCTATTTGGTGCACCGGAAAAGAAGAAAAAGTCAAAATTTAAAGCACCTAAAAACAATCCAGGTTTTAGATCCAAATTTAAGGTTATCCGTAGAACTCCGCCAAGTTTGTAATAAGTCAAACTAAATGGACTTAGGCCACTGGACTACTAATGAGAATTTTGATGCTAATAATTTACCTTACGGTTTTATTTACCGTATTTCTAACACCGTCTCTGGCAAGGTATATTTCGGAAAGAAACAAATTAAAAGCGTTAAAAAACTCAAGCCCCTCAAAGGAAGAAAAAACAAAAGACACTTTGACATAGAGACAGATTGGAAAACATATACATCATCTTCGAATGATGTTAACAAAGATATAGAAACGTTAGGTAAGGACAAATTTAAGTTTGAAATATTGCGTTTTTGTGATAGTAAGTTTGAATTAGCTTATTACGAAGCTAAGATACAGTTTGATAATAATGTGTTACTGAAAGAAGGCTTTTACAACGGCATTATTAACTGTCGTATAGGTAGAGCGCCAGATGCACTGTTAAAAAAGCTTGCACAACAAGAAAATGGCACTACTATAGATCCTGATGCGTTATCACAAAACAGATCTTCACTTGATAGTAGTAGACTTTGAAAGTTTAGCTGAAGATATACAAAACAGCTATTTAACAAAGTTAAGAAGTGAATTTCAGATATTTCCTGACGATTTACCTAAAAAAGATGCAAATAGACTGTTAGTTTATTATATAATACAACATGTACTCGAAATACAGGTAAAATTCAAAGAACATAAAAAGAATATAATATTTTACATTAACGAGAAGTTAGACACGTACAAAGACATAAAATCTAACTTTAAAAGCGTAGCGAATGCATTAAATTTAATAGTGTATACAAATATATTAGATTATAATTGTATGTACAGCAAATCCGGGGAATCTATAGAATTAAACAATAGTATAACTAACTATCGATTTAATTTCGATCACAACAAGTATTCACATAAGAAACTATTAACTTATCTTAAAAAACGCAAGATAAGCCCGGATATTCTAAATCAATATAAGTAGCAAGCTTTCCGGAGATATATAATTATATATGATATAACAGGCGAGCGCAGCGAGTCTATAAAAAAATATACAAAGAAAACAACTCGCGCCCTACTTTAATACAAATTACTATTTGTGTAGAGTATGTCTTTTTCTCTCCTCGGTATTATATTAAATGAATCCACGAAAAATCAACTATAGTTCTTTATTTTTGTTGTAAGTATGTAAATATTAACAAATGGATTCCTTCTACGAAGAGTTTAAACCTAAAAGCAAATTTCTTGCAATTGTCGCGAAGTTTAAAAGACCCGGGCTTGCTAAAGAAGGTGTTCCAGGAGATACAACCGCAACAACGCCAGCAGCTACTACTACTGGTACAACTCCAGCAGCAGGGGCATCAGCGCCTAATCCAGCTTTAGCACAAGCACAAGATAAGGTTAATAAGGATGTAGCTGATTTAAAGAAGAAGCAAAAAACACAAGCACAACAAGATATCAATTTAACTAACAGTCAAATGGGTCAACTTAAGAATCAGTTAAACTCTCAAGACCCAGCACAAAAAGCAATGGCACAAGCTGCAATAGCTACAGCTAATGCAAAATTACAACAAGCACAAGCAATACTAAAACAACCATGAGTAAATTTATAAACAAACTTAACGAAGTTTATTTTAACATTTTAGAGCAAGATGCACCTGCAGGTTTAAACCAAGCTGGTGGACCTCAAGGAGATCAAGCAACAGCTCCAGCGCCAGCGCCAACAGCTGCACCCGCTCCAGCGGCACCAGCTCCTGAACAAGAAGCTCAGCCAATGACACCTGAAGGTAAAGTGTTTTTAGTAGAACTTGCTCTTAAAGCACTTGCTGTTGATTCGTCAACTATTAGTGAACAAGACAAGGCAATATTTGAAACACACGTTACTAAGGATAACGCTGATCAAGTAGCTGACCGCATTAGACAGATTGTAGAAGGTCTTTAATTAAAGTACCTCTTAGCAAAAGCTGTATTACGACCGGTTAATTCTTTTCCGTTTGAATGGCGTTTGTATTGAGCCATCATTGTATTTGTATCGTTATTAATTACACCATCAATAAATTGAGGAAACCTGTTAATAACACCATTAAAAGCAAAGTCTACTAACATTTCTTTGCTCTTGTTTGGTAATTTTTCAAACGTACCAGCCCCATAAGTTTTGTTAACAATATGTTTTGCTGTTTCTGAAGCTTTCATTATATCTCTAATTAAGAGCTTGGTTGCTTCTTCATCTGTAAGTCCTTTACTAAAATTATCACCTGGATGTAGCTTGTGACCGTATGCAATCGTATCCGTACCACCTTCTACACTCTTATGAGGGTGCCATAGTCCGTGTTTGAACCCGGTGTGAGTACTATTCTCTACGCTTTTAATATAGTTAATAAAACCAGGCGTTGGCATAAAGCTTGCCTGATAAAAGGATTTAAAATCTGTAGCAGGCTTGCTTACCTTGTGTACTATTGCAGCAGGTTCATCAAAATGTATGGATGGTGGGGGAGGAGGTACATCCATAGCTTCTTTTATATTTACTTGCTTCTTATGCTTTACCGATTGCATTAATATTACTTACAATAAATAACCATTATTAAAAGTGATTATAAAATATAGAAATAAAAATTATAGCAGCGAAGACTTACCAATTTTTATATATTTTAAAACGGATTTTAATAGAAAAGAATTCCTGAGCATATTAGCTCACTACAAACTTGGTACATATTACCGTATTACATGTACTCATGCTATTTTAGCTGGCAACACAATCATAAAGGATAAAAAAGCATACATATATTTTCGTATAGATGAAAAGGAAGAAAAGAGATTGTTGCAACGATCATTATGGGAAAACGATGAACCGGATAATAACGCCATGATGTGTGCACCCTCGGATATAAAAGAAACTAATTTATTAAGTTGGGTAGAAAAAAATATAGATAGGCTTGATTAATAGCTTTTATACGTTACTATACGTATATGAGCAAATTCGTATCTACTAAAGTAATTCCATTAGGCTCGTGCGCGTTCCGTCAGCCTTTTGCAGAAAGTCATTGTAAATTTATACACGGTTATCGTTTACAAGCTAAATTTTGGTTTGAAACCAATGTATTAGATCAAAACAACTGGGTAGTAGATTTTGGTGGTTTAAAAGGTCTTAAAACAATATTAGAAGATTATTTTGACCACAAAACTGTTGTTTGGGTAAATGATCCAGAGTTAAATACGTTTAAGCGTATGGCAGATAAAGGTATGGTTGATTTAGTTATTCTTACTGATGGAGTAGGTATAGAACGTTTTGCTGAACTTTGCCACAAATTAGCAAACGATTATGTAGAAGAAATGACTAATGGACGTTGCTGGTGTGCTAAAGTAGAGGTTTGGGAACACGAGCAAAATAGTGCCATTTATGAATCAGAACCAAGCGGTGGGTGGAAAAGCTAATTTTACATACTATAATAAATTATGAGCGATATTGATCCTAAAACAACTCTATTCATTTCTGATGATTTCGTGTTCTATACATTAGAAGGCGAAGG